GATGAACTCCAACAAAGAGTGAATCCTTCATTAACTTATCGGCTATTGGAAACGTCCGCTCGTACTTTTTAAATGGTTTATGTCTTGTTATATTACCAGCAAAGAATGGTCTAGTTCTAATCCCACGAGACTCGAGATAGTCAGAAAAATCATTCCGATTATACTTATCTGATTTAAAGGTTAAGACATACCCAAACCAGCTAGGTTCTGAATCTTTGGTTTGAACAACATCTATGAATATCTCGCATAAATCTGCTAATCTGTGTTTTAGCATGCTATAGTTAAGTTTACGTCCTCTCGTAAAACCATCTAACCTCTTCAACTGCTCTCTTCCAAAAGCAGCTGCAGCTTCTGACAACTTCATATTGTAACCTACTGTCTCGTATGTATATTGTTTAAAATAATCATTGTGGTCATACTTAGTGGGATGGTCACCAAGATACGAATCCCAATCACTTACCTTACCCCAATCTCGTAAAGACCTAAGACGTAAAGCTAACTCTTTGCTAGATGTTACAACCATACCACCCGTACCTAAAGCTGTCATTTGATGGGAGGGATAAAAACTATACGTACCCATTACTCCATATGTACCTAGAAACTTACCCTTCAACTTAGATCCAACAGCTTCACAGCAATCTTCAATGATTGGTATTCCTAGTTTAAGTAGTCTTTCCATATCAACTGGATTACCTAATGTATGAGCTACTATAGCTGCTTTGCTAGTGGAACCATGATCTTTTATTTGATTCAAATCGATATTATGAGTAGTAAGATCATAATCTACCAAAACGGGTTCTAGTCCACAATGCAAGATAGGGGTTAAAGTAGCTGGAAATCCGCATCCAGACGTAATAACTTTAGATCCTTTTGGAAGGTTTAGAGCAGCCATAGCTAAAAGATTAGCTGAACTACCACTATTAACCGCCACTGCATACTTAGCTCCTACATAAGTTGCAAATTCTTTCTCAAAAGCTTCATTCTCTTTGCCAGAAGCTAACCAATAGCCTTCCATCACCTTATTTACTGCTCTTTTCTCTGCGTCTCCAAAAAGACATTTCGCAAAATCAATCATATAATCTCCCCGATTAAAATGTGGCTAGTTCTGGATTTTCATGAATGTTACCTACTCGTATCCAAAAAGGTGAACAGGCTGGAGAGGCAGAATACTTAGTATTAGCATCTCTAATAACCCAACCTCTACCCTGCCATAATACCTTAAAGATTCCTTTATACCTTGAATGATCTATTAAATCTCCCTCGTATATCTCAACTCCGCCGTCATCCTTAATTCCTGTATATTGCATTAAAACTTGATTATCAGTACAAAGATAAGGACATACACTATAGGACATTCTTTTCTCCTGCTTATCCCACATCCTAAATTTAATCTTTCTCACATTAGTCTCAAAACTCTGGCTTTACATCCACCTAACCACCAAATATTAGCTGTATAAGAACTGTAACCATCTCCAAGATATGATGGTAGTTTGGAAACCACTTTCATGTCTACAACTGCATGTTGTAATTGAGTGGGTGTTCCTGAGCTATAGTCTTTGTCTGGTTGAGTCTGAATCCGTGATCCATACCGTTTAATAAACTCGGCTACAACTTCTTCTGAATGAGCTATGAGGTATATTGGTTCTGTTGGAAAGTACTGGTCAATAGTATTAAAGTATTCCTGTAAGTCTATATTTCGTGAGTATTTATCCCAATCAACAGCATTCCTACAGTGTACCCCAATAGTTCTTGGTTCTAATTTTATTCCCATACTCTTAGTTATGATATTCGGATGAAACTGTAATCTATCAAAATAAGGCAGTATCTTATCTCGTACAACTAAGGGTATTCGTTCATATTCGAAATCAATTGCTGGTTGATTCGTATAAGGTTTTACTTTTGCCCAAGTCGGACTAATCTCATTTTGATATACTTGAAGTCTCCACCCTACTTGATTAGGAGTATCAGCATCATTTAAAACCATTGGATTTAATAGAACGTCTGAATACTTTCCTGGTACTATGCTTGTTATCGGCCAATTCAGTGAAAACTCACATTCTGGTTCATATCTACCAAAAGTATCCTGAAATCTCCACAAAGAGATAATCCCTCTTAATCTATTGTTCAATCCAGCAATTGGTGCACAACCATAATGCATCATGCTATTGGCTCAATATTTACTTCATTCTCTTTCATCTTTTCGTAGCAGTCTTCTTTATATATAATCTTAGCACTACCAATATGGCCTAGTCTAAGTTTAGGATCGGCCCATAGTTTATATCCCTTCTTCTTAGCATTAACAAAGAAGTAGAAGTCTTCTGAGCACTTACCAGGCAAAAAAAGAAACCAAGGATTTTCTGTTGACTCAAAAACATTCCTATGGATTAAGGTACAACCAAATCCAGCAGAATTAGCCTCAAAAGGCTCAGTGGCTTCTGGTCCAGGTACTGCAAAGATCCCAAGATACTCGTTAGAATCATATTGGTCTTGATTGCGGTACTTAACATCTTTCTTAGACTCTAGTTCAGGATCTCTAACCCAACATACAGGAAAGTGCTTATCTCCTCTTTGGTAGTATATTCCCGTAACCATCTTAGCTTCTTTCTCTTTAGCTGTTTTAAGTAGCTGTGTAATAGTATCTTTAGGAAAAACCATATCAGCATCCATCCAAAAGGACCACTCACTTTCTGTTTTAAGAAACTCGGCAGCTAGTACATTTCGAGCTTTATCAACTAGTGTTCTTTCTGTTACTCCAATAAACTGAATATGAACACCATTCATAGCTGCGTAAGCTGCCATCGACACAGCACTTTGAAAGACTAAAGGAGCGACTGATTCACTTATAGGACAGAATATACTTACGGTTTCCATATCTCCTCCTTAATTGCTTTAAAGAGATATGACGGGTGCATGAGCAAGAAGAAGACTATCTCTCTTGTAGTTGCTATGGTTTCAACAAGCTTTCTACTCCCACAAACACATACCCCACGTTTTATTAACTTGTTTATATCATCTACTTTACTACAATAGAAGCAGCGCATAAATTTCATTATCATCTTATTTCTCCCCTTCAGGCGGTAATTTCTTAAACTTCCACCCTTGTTCATTAACTACATTTCTTAAATGTACTGCCATCCATACTTGAACTGATTGAGGCCATATGGCAATCCACCAATAAGCCATCATATTATGAAGAAAACTTACAGTGTTTAAATCACATACAAAACCTAGTTGTTTTCTTTGCAAACTTTCCCATGCATTAGCCAAATTACGATAAGTACCTCGAACTCCAACAAATGAACAAGCATTAATTGTATTAATGTGGTCTCGGTATCCTAATTGACTAGAATTACCATCTCCAGGTAGCCAAATCTCAACTGTTCCACCAACTTTTACAATCCGAGCTAACTCTTTAAAACATTCCCACCAATTTGGTACGTGTTCAAGAATATGGTTAGCTATGATAAAATCAAAGGTATTATCTTCAAAAGGTAAAGGAGTCTTACTTAAATCCCACACTAGGTTCACTCCATCTACAGCTTCAGCGTCTAAATTAATTACATTAGGATGAGGATATGTCGTAGTACCACAACCTAGGTTAAGTACCTTCTTTCCACCAAAAGCATGCTGTTTTGGATACTTACTATACGTAATACTGGTAACTCTACCAGGATGCTTCATGGTAAACCAAATGTGTTTAATCTTTGATGTACAGTCTTTCAAAAAGTTCATTCCAAGCCTCCCCGACTTGATCCCAAGACAATATACCCTTCGGTGTATTTTCTGAGATTAATTTGTGCATCTTACTATCTTTACATAAATTCACTACTGCTGCAGCATAGCTCTTAATCCACCAAGATAGATCGTGAGGGTGCTGCTTAGTTATAATCCCATTCTCGCCTGATTCAATGAACTCAGGAGCACTACCTATATTAGTTGTAACAATAGGTAATCCACAAGCCCTAGCTTGAAGCAGCAGATTCGAGCATATCTCAGGATAGTTGTTAGGCATTAACAAAACCCAACTTTCTCTCATTTTATCTGCTAATATGTGTGGTGGAATGGGTTTCTGAACATTGCAGCCTAATCCTGACATCTCATCTAAAAATGCTTTTTGCACAGGACTGTTAGTAAGTCCATGTAAGTGCTGACTGCTATAAATAGTTAAACTAGCATCAGAGAAGTTTCTAATCATGTTATTCCAGGTATCAAAAATAGGACCAAACCCTTTAATTAAAGCTGAAGCCATAATCATCTTGTTCTTTACTCGGTCTTCATAGTTACCTGGGTAAAAGATTGACTTATCAACCCCATTTGGAATCACAGTAAACTTGTCTCTATTTATCTCATAAAAGTCTGAAAAGGATTCTTTACAGTATTCCGAGAGTGCTATTACATGATCTACATTACGATATGATGCATCTTCTAAATACCTAAAATCTACGATATCATGTAACCACCAGACCACCTTAGCTCCTATTTTCTTGGAGTA